ATGCGTCCTGCTATGAGATCTGGTTTGACTACTACAGGAATGTTTATAGCTGCAGGATCTGTGGGTGATTTATCACAATGTGAACCACTAAGAAAAATGATATTACATCCTTCAGATAATGATATCTATGCTGTTGAATCTAACTTACTAGACAAGAATAGAACTGTAGGATTATCTGGATTATTTATTCCTGAGCAATGGTCAATGCCACCATACATAGATCAATATGGTAATTCACTTGTAGAAGAAGCATTAAAGGCTTTAGATGAACAGTTTGATAAATGGAAAAAAGAATTAGACCCGGAAACTTACCAGTTAAGAATCTCTCAGCATCCTAGAAACATTGAAGAGGCCTTTGCTAATAGAACTGTATCTGTATTTCCTACACATCTTATTGGAGCTCAGGAAAGAAGAATAGAAGAAAAAGAATATGCTTATGAGTTTTTAGATATCTCTACAGATGAGAACGGAAAACCAAGTGTAAAGACTAGTAATAAAAGACCTATCTCTGAATTTCCAGTATCTAAAAAGACTGAAGATAAAACTGGTTGTATTGTTGTATGGGAAAGACCAATTCCTGACCCAACCTTCGGACAGTATTACGCTTCTATTGACCCTGTATCAGAAGGTAAAACAACAACATCAGAATCATTATGTTCTATCTATATAATGAAAGCTCCAGTAGAGGTAACTAAGATTTCTGGAACTGAGACAGAGACCTTCATTGAACAAGATAGAATTGTAGCATCATGGTGTGGTAGATATGATGATATCAATAAAACACACCAGCAATTAGAGCTTATCATAGAATGGTACAATGCATGGACAGTAATAGAGAATAACATTTCTCTTTTTATCCAGTATATGATTTCTAGAAAGAAGCAAAGATTCTTAGTACCTAAGAGTCAAATACTTTTCTTGAAAGATCTTGGTGCCAATGCTAATGTATTCCAGGAGTATGGTTGGAAGAATACAGGTGTATTATTTAAAGCTCACTTGTTAAGTTATGCGATTGAATACACTAAAGAAGAATTAGATGTAGAAACAAAACCTGATGGAACTATTGTAAGAACCAAATATGGTATTGAAAGGATTCCAGATCCTATGCTTCTAAAGGAAATGAGAGAATATTCAGATGGAGTCAATGTGGATAGGCTGGTTTCATTTTGTGCACTTGTTGCTTTCATGAGAATTCAACAAGCTAACAGAGGTTATTCAAAGAGAGTAATCATGGATGATGCAGCTAAAAACTTGCAAAAGTCAGAAAATTTGTTTAAATTAAATAGGAGTCCTTTCCGTCATATGGGAAGAGGCCAACTTGGCAATGGTCAGAATTTTAAAAGATCACCATTCAAAAATATTAAATAAGAGTTATGCAGATAATTAACGCAATGCAAGCCAAAGCTGGGGCTAAAACTAAACCTAATAGAATTGGTAGTATTACTCAGCCATTACAATTTTTACCAAAAGCTGAGAAAGATCAGCAGTGGGCAGCATGGAATCTAGACTGGGTTGAGTGGCAAGGACTTAAGCAGATTAGAAGAAATGCTAGAAGACTTATGAAAAACTATAAGTTGGCTAAAGGTGTAATTGATAAATCAGATTATATAGTTGAAGAAGATAATGACTATAGAGACATGGTTGATGTTCTTACTAAAGAGGATCAGTCAGCTTTAGAGTTAAGATTCTACCCAATCATACCTAATGTTATTAATGTTCTAGTAGCTGAATTTGCTAAGAGATCAACTAAATTAACATACAGAGCTGTTGATGAGTTCTCATACAATGAGATGATGGAACAAAAACGTGCTGCAGTTGAAGAAGTTCTTATGGCAGATGCTCAAATTAAACTTACTGCAGCTTTGTTAGAGCAAGGTCTTGATCCAGAATCTGAAGAAGCACAACAACAATTAAATCCAGAGAATCTTAAAACTTTACCAGAGATAGAGCAATTCTTTAAGAAGGATTATAGATCAATGGTTGAAGAGTGGGCAACTCACCAGCACAAAGTAGATGTTGAAAGATTTAAAATGGATGAACTAGAAGAGAGAGGCTTCAGGGACATGCTCATTACAGATAGAGAATTCTGGCATTTTAGAATGATGGAGGATGACTATGAAGTAGAGTTATGGAATCCAGCTATTACTTTCTACCACAAATCTCCAGATGCAAGATATATTTCTCAGTCACAATGGGTTGGTAAAACAGACATGATGACAGCATCAGATGTTATTGACCGTTATGGTTATCAGATGACAACTGAACAATTAGAAGCACTAGAAGCTGTTTACCCAATTAGATCTGCAGGATATACAATTGGTGGTATCCAAAATGATGGTTCTATGTATGATGGAACTAAATCACATGAGTGGAATACTCAGATGCCTTCTCTTGCTTACAGACAGTATACCTCAGCAATGAACGGTAGTGTTATCAACCAAGGAGACATAATCAATCAGATTTTGTCTGAGGGAGAAGATTATTATGATCAAGGTACTGCATACTTATTAAGAGTATCAACAGTATATTGGAAGTCTCAGCGTAAAGTTGGTAACTTAACTAAAGTAGCTGAGAATGGAGAAGTTATTAATGAAGTAATAACTGAAGACTACAAAGTTGAAGAAAAACCAATCTATGATACTAGACTTTTCAAGAATAAAACTAAAGACAATTTAGTATATGGTGAGCATATTGATTGGATTTGGATTAATGAAGTGTGGGGTGGTGTAAAAATTGGACCAAACATTCCTTCTTTCTGGGGTATGAATAACCCCGGTGGATTCTCTCCTATCTATGTAGGTATAGATAAGAACCACATTAGCTCTTTAAAGTTTCAATTTAAAGGTGATAATACTCTTTATGGTTGCAAGCTTCCTGTAGAAGGAGCGGTGTTCTCTGATAGAAATACAAAGTCTACTGCATTGATTGATTTAATGAAGCCATACCAGATTGGATATAACATTGTCAACAATCAAATAGCTGATATCCTGGTAGATGAACTTGGTACTATCATCATGCTTGACCAAAATACTTTACCAAAGCATTCCTTGGGTGAAGACTGGGGAAAAGGAAATTATGCTAATGCCTATACAGCAATGAAGAATTTTCAAATTCTACCTCTTGATACTAGTATTACAAATACAGAGAATGCATTAAACTTTCAGCATTTCCAAAAACTAGATCTATCTCAGACAGAAAGATTAATGTCAAGGGTACAATTAGCTAACCACTTTAAGCAACAGGCTTATGAAGTTATAGGAGTAAACCCACAACGTATGGGTGCTCAGTTATCACAAATGACTGCTACCGGAGTAGAACAAGCTGCCGCAGCATCTTATGCTCAAACAGAAGTATTCTTTATTCAACACTGTGATTATCTAATGCCAAGAGTACATCAGATGAGAACTGACCTTGCACAGTATTATCATTCTACAAAACCTTCCAGTAGACTAACATACATAACCGGCAATGATGAAAAGGTAAACTTTCAAATCAATGGCACAGACCTTCTAATGCGCGATCTTAATATATTCTGTACAACTACTGCAAACCACAGAGCTGTACTAGAACAATTAAAGTCTATGGCAATGCAGAATAATACAACAGGGGCCTCTATATATGACTTAGGTAAATTAGTTCAGTCAGATTCAATCTCAGAGCTTAACTCAGTGCTTAAAGATTCTGAAGCTAAGATACAACAACAGAAACAACAAGAGCAACAAGCTGCACAACAAATGCAACAAGAACAACTTGCATCTCAAGAGAAACAGTTACAAGCTAAAATTCAAGCTGATGCTGATAAACAAGAAAGAGAGCTTGCAAATAATATTACTGTTGCTGAAATTAGATCTGCTGGATTTGGTGCAATGCAGGATATCAATAAGAATGAGATATCAGATTATCAGGATGAAATGAAAAACATTAGACAGACAGAACAGTACCAAAGTCAAATGGATTTACAAAGAGAAAAACAATCTGATGACAATATTAGACATTCTCAAAAGATGAGTATTGAAGAAAGAAAGCTTCAAGTGCAAGAAGATATAGCAAACAAACAAGTTGAAATTGCTAGAATTAACAAGAATAAATATGATTCTGGTAAAGACAGTAAAACTAAAAAATAGTTTGTAGCTATATAATGCAAAAAAATTACAAATAGCACTTTAAATTTAAAAGATTTATTTGTATATTATAGTGTATCATTAAAACCAACAGTGATGGAAAAAACCAACAACAACCCTGATGATCAGGTATTAGACTCTACAACGGTAGAGCAAAGAGAAGTAGACATTGATGCCTTATTTGGGGCACCTGGGGCAGAGAATGTGATGCTTCCAGAAGATGGCAAAGAAGAGAAACCAAAGTCACTATTCTCACAAGGAGAAGATGTTGACACCTCGTTCCTTGAAAAGACACCTGCAACTCCTGCTGAAAAAAGGGAGATAGCAGATAAGAAAGCAGAAGCTGATGAAACTATTGCTGAACTTGATGGCTTAATCTTACAAGAAGAAGAAGCTGGCAACAAAGGAAGACCTAAAGTTGACAAGTCAGGTTTATTTGAATTAGCATCTAAAATGATTGAAGAAGGTGAGTTAATTCCTTTTGATGATGATAAATCATTAGAGGATTACACCACTAAAGATTTTAGAGAACTGTTTGAAGCAAACTTTGAAGAAAGAGCTGCAAAGATTAAAGAGAATACTCCAAAAGAATTCTTTAATGCTTTACCAGAAGAACTTCAACTAGCAGCAAAGTATGTTGCTGATGGAGGTCAAGACTTAAAAGGTTTGTTCAGAACACTTGCTCAAGTAGAGGAGATGCGTCAGTTAGATCCAGATGATGAATATGATCAAGCTGAAATTGCAAGACAGTATCTTTATGCAACAGGTTTTGGTACTCCAGAAGAAATTGAATCTGAGGTTGAAGACTGGAGAGATCTTGATAAGCTTGGTCAAAAAGCTAATCAGTTCAAACCAAAGTTGGATAGAATGCAAGAAGAGATTGTTGCACGTCAACTTGCAGAGCAAGAGATGAAAAAAGATCAACAATCTAAACAAGCTAGAGCATACACTGATAGTGTATATAATACTTTACTTGGAGGAGAGATTGGAGGAATTAAACTTGATAAGAAAACACAGAGCGTGTTATATTCAGGATTGGTTCAACCAAATTATCCATCAATCTCTGGAAAGCAAACAAACTTGCTTGGCCACTTACTTGAAAAGTATCAGTTTGTGGAACCAAATCATGGTTTAATTGCTGAAGCTCTTTGGTTACTTTCTGATCCAGAAGGATACAGAACTAAAGTAAAAGATCAAGGAGGAAGAGTAGCTACTGAAAAAGTAGTAAGACAATTAAAAACTGAGGAAGCTAGAAAACTTGGATCATCAAGTCAAACAGATGATGATGACTTCAAGACAAGACCTTCTAACAAACCTCAAAGAACAATCCCTAGACAGAATAACAATCTGTTCAAGAGATTTTAATTAGTAACAATTTAAATAAATAAATACAAATGGCAACTCCAGTTTTAAACAATGGTATATTTCTACGGGATACCAACTACAATGCTAGTTCACACGTAGATTCCTACCACTTGGTTAACATGTTGAAGGATGCAGAACCAATGGATCTAGGTCCAGTGGACCTTTGGGCTATGGCTCAGAAGGTTGAAATGCCTCTTTACCAAATGTCTAGCTTCGGTGGAAAGAATGTAATAATGGTTGATAATGCTCGTGGAGAGTACAAGTGGCAAACACCTGTCTCTAATGAGCTTCCTTATGTAATTGAGGATATTGAACCAGACAATACTTTTAAAGGTGTTGATGGAAGTACTTTCCGCATCAAATTAAGCAGACGTGAGTTTGGACATGGTGATATCATCACATATGACAAATACAATGGTTGTGAGATGTACATTACAGATGAAGATATCCTTCCAATTGGAGATGGCTATATCTATACTGTTCAGTTAGTAAACAATGACAACTACAAATACTTAGAGAACAAGTACTTATCAAATGGTACTAAAGTTTTCCGTAAAGGTTCTGCACGTGGTGAATATGGTGAAAGATTCTCTGACATCATCACTAAAACAGGTTTCCGTGAATTCTACAACTATGTAGGAGGAGCAGAAGCTCACGTACATTATTCTATCTCATCACGTGCTGACTTGATGATTAAAGGTGGAATGAATGCAGATGGTACAGTTCCAGTAACTGAGATCTGGAGAACATTTGACAAAAACATTGATCCATCTGTTACTTCTTTGGAAGACATGGTGAAGGTTATGGGTAAAGACAAAGTGAAGAAAGCATTTGACAATGGAGATCTTTCTAGATCATTCTTGACAAATATGGAATCTGCTCACTTGTCTAAAATTGCTACAGATATTGAGACTTACCTTATGTGGGGTCACGGTGGACGTGTTAAGCAAGATGGACCAGATGATATCAGAATGTCAGTGGGTCTTTGGAAGCAATTGGATAACTCTTTCAAAAGAGTATACAATAAGAATAACTTTACATTGGATTTGTTCCGTGGAGAAATCTACAACTTCTTCAATGGTAAGGTTGAGTTCCAAGGTCCAGATCCTAAGCGTAGCTTAGTTGTTCAAACTGGTATGGGTGGTATGCGTATGGTAAATGAAGCCATCAAAAGAGAAGCAGTATCTTCAGGTCTTTTGATTCAGGCTGCTGATATTGGTGCTATCACTGGTAAAGGTATGGACTTGAATTTTGGATTTGCTTACACTTCTTATGTTATTCCATTCTTGGCTAACGTGAAGTTTGTATTGAATCCTGCATTTGACAACATTCATACAAATGATATTGAGAACCCAATCATTGATGGTTTCCCATTATCTTCTTACTCATTCATTATCTTTGATATCACAGACAACACAAATGATAACATCTTCTTGTTGAAATTGTCTTGGGATAATCAATTGAAGTGGTGGTATCAGAATGGTACTATGGATTATATGGGACGTTCTCAAGGATTCCAGTCTTCTGGACAATTCAATGGATACCGTGTAATGATGTCTCAAACAATGCCAGCTATTTGGGTTAAAGATCCAACTAAAGTATTGAAGATTGTCATGAGAAATCCAATTACTGGTGGATCATTCTAACCAGACTATATAAAAAAACGGGGGTGGTTGCACAGCATCTACCCCTTTTTTTACTAATTTTAAAAATCAACAAAAAACCAACAACAAAATGGAAGCACAATTCACAATGGTAGAAACAGGCAAGGGAACAGTTAAGAAAACTGCAATTGCCATCCGTCCTTACTTTGATGCTAATGCATCAAACATGGGTCTTGAATCTTATGGTTTATCTCTGTTTGACGGAGTAACACATAATGAACAACTAGCTTGTTTAGAAAACAATGGAGTAGTAAGATACGTAACAGGTCTTAATGAATTTGCTCCAGAAATTAGACTTTTAAATCCAGAAGATAAAGAAGCTAAAGTAAGACAAGTAAGAGAAGCAATTATTGAGCTAGAGAAAGAGTTAGCTGCAAATGTAATTGAAATTGAAGATCCACAATTTTGGAATAAAGTTAAGTTATTAAAACCTGACAATGCTGAATTCTGGAACAAAATAAGTGTATCATGTGGTAATGAGCCTAGTTATTTAGATCCAGCTGATCCATATGATAGAATCAAACTATTTGCAATTGAGGCCGGAGGGTTTTCAATAGTTTCAAAAAGTTATGATGATGCAAGATCAAAAGCTGTTCCGCCTAAGTTTTACTTAGATAAAGCTGAGGAAACAGTAATGGTAAGAACTGAATACAAGAAAATGCGTAACAAAGCATTAGCTGAACTTCAGAAATTATTTGATAAAAACAGTACTAAGTTATTCTACATTGCAAAAGTTGTAGATATCAATAGTACACAGTATAGAAAATCAACTCCAAATGATGTTATCTATGAGAACATGGATATATATATTAATGGAGAAGGTGGTGAAAGCAACAAGGAAAGAGCAGCAAAAACTTTCATTGATGCAACAAACTTAGATATGGAAACATTAAAAATTAAATCAATTGTTAGAGATTCCGTATTTTTTAAGTATATTATAAGTAAGGCAGATGGTTATATCTATCACACAAAAACTGGAGCAATGCTTGGAAGAAATGTGTCTGATGTAATAGAGCACTTAAAAAATCCTTTAAATGAGGATGTTCTTAAGGATCTAAACATTGCTTGTGAAAAGTATTGGAACTCTTAAATTTAAAATAAAATGAAAACAATGAAAAAATATCAGACTGGGTCTGAGGTAAAAGGATCAAAAGGTGCTAAAGCAAGTCAAATCATTGCTGGTATTAGTGCTGCTGCTGCAGGTGCTGCTGGTATTGGAAAGAATATTTCAAATAGACGTAAAGCTAAAAAAGCTGCTGAAGAAAAAGCAAAAATGGAAGCATCAGGTAAAATGAAATATGGTGGTACTACTAAAGCTAAATACCAAGATGGTGGTGCTTCTTTTAAGGATATCAAAAAATCTGCAAAGCAAGATCAAAAGCTTGCAAAGATAACTGCAAAGACAGACCGTATTAAAGCTGGTACTGAACCTACTGCCTATGAAAAAGCAGCAACTATTACAGGCAATGTAGCTAAAACTGCAGGTTCTGCAGCTGACATAGTAAAAGCTGTTAAAGATAAAACAAGTGGTTCTAGTGCTCCTGGTGAATTTCAAAAAGGTGGTGTAAAAACTACAAAAGGAACTATTAAAAAAAATTCAACAAGAGGATACATTGATAGTAAAATTAGAATGACAGGTCCGGACAGACCAATGGCAAGACCAATGATGGCTCAAAAAGGTGGACCAACACCATTCTCAACTAGAATGACTGATGCACCAATGACACCTAAAGAAAAAAGACAAGCTAAAAGAGAAACTAATGCAACTATGCGTTATGCAAAGAAACAAGGTTCTGGTCTAAAAATGCAAAAAGGTGGAGCAATGTCAGATGTAAAAGCTGGTGTTAAGCAAGTAGCAAAAGGTGTTAGTAAAGGTGTAACAGACTCTGCTAAAAATACTAAGAAGGTAGTTAAAGCAGCAGTTAAAGCTACTCCTGAATACAAAGCATATAAAGCTATTGGATCAGGAGCAAAAAAAGTTGATGATGCTATTGAAAAAAGATATCCTAATTACACAAAAAAAGGATCTTTTTATGATGGAGTAAAATCAGCTGCTAAAACTATTTTAGGTTATAAGACTGGTGGTATGGTAAATCCTAATGCTACAGTTAAAAAACAAACTGTTGCAGGATCAAAAGGTGTTAAGTCTGGAGTAAATCCAAAAGCTGCTGCATCTAATGTTGCTAAAGGACGTACTGGTGGTACTAGTGCAGCTCCTAAAACAGCTACACCTAAAGCTAAAATGGGTGGAATGATGAGAATGAAAAAGAAATAAATTATGCCTAAAGATGCTTGTTATAGTAAAGTAAAAGCACAGTATGCTGTGTTTCCTTCAGCTAGAGCTTCTCAGGCTATTGCCAAATGCCGTAAAGGTTCAGGTACAGTAAGAAAGACTAAAGAAGGAACAAACTTAAAAAGATGGCAAGCAGAAAAATGGCAAGATACAAAATCAGGTAAAGCTTGTGGAGCCGGTGGTAAAAATGAATACTGCCGGCCTACCAAGAGAGTATCTAAAGATACACCTAAAACAAAGAGTGAAATTACACCTTCTAAACTAATTGCTAAAAAAGCTGAGAAGTCTAGAGTAGGTATGGGAAGAAGAGTTAAAAAAGTATAGTTATGGCAACTAAAAAGAAGGATGACAAATGGATTCAAAAAGCAGTAAATCCTAAACACAAAGGTTACTGTACTCCAATGTCTAAACCTACTTGTACACCAAAGCGTAAAGCATTAGCCAAAACTTTTAAAGCAATGGCAAAAAAAAGATAATTATGAAAGCAGTAAAGAAAGTAAATCCGCTTACACATTTTAATAATGTTAAAGAAGCTCAATTAAAGAAAGCTAGTAACGGAGCCATGATAGGTAATATGAATTCACTACCTGAAGCGCAACGCGGAGGATGTAATTTTAACCGTGCCCAGAAAAAGAATAAGAGAGCTAGAGCTTGGAGTAACTTTAAAGAAAAAGGTGCTGGTGTAGTAGGTGGTATTCTTGGAGCAGGAGCTGCAGGAACCGGAGTTTACTTTGGGGTTAAAAAGCTTAAAGAGAAGCAATAATAAAATATTGAATAATGGCAAAGACTGCAGCTTGGACAAGAAAAATTGATTGGTTACTAAAAAATCAAATGGGTAAAACATTTAAACAACAAAAAAAAAATGATCCAGGTTTTAATTATACACCCCCTAATTCATATCAATCTAGAGGAATAAAAAATGATCCAGGTTTTGATAGACAATCTACATACAAAGGTAAAGCCATGAAAAATGGTGGAAGCACAGCCGCTTGGACAAGGAAAGAAGGTAAGAATCCTACAGGAGGTCTTAATGCTAAAGGTGTAGCAAGCTATAGAGCAGCTAATCCTGGTAGTAAACTTAAGACAGCTGTAACTACTAAACCTTCAAAGCTTAAAGCTGGAAGCAAAGATGCTAAGAGACGTAAGAGTTTCTGTGCTAGAATGTCAGGAATGCCTGGGCCTATGAAGGATGAAAAAGGAAGACCTACAAGAAAGGCTCTTTCACTAAAAAAATGGAATTGTTAAAAACTATATATCATGGCAAAATGTATGCAATGTGGGGGTACCACAAAAATGAAGAAAATGCAAAAAGGTGGATCAGCAGAAATTGTTGGAATGCCTAAGTATGGTAATAACCCACGTACTGATGAAGGACGCATGCTTAAAAAAGGTGGGTCAGTAGCATTTGCTCCTAACCGTGCAGTACAATCTTCTTGTAAAGGTGGTATGGTTAGAGATGAAAATGGAAGATGTGTAATGGCACGTAAAATGGCTAAAGGTGGTTTTCCAGATTTAAACAAAGATGGTAAAGTTACTAAAGCTGATATTCTTAAAGGCCGTGGAGTTATTAAAAAACTAGGCGGTTCCCTTAAAAAGAAATAGTTATGGCAACTGGAGATACTAGTCTTAGTCAAATAATTAAGACAAACCGTGGAACAAACCAGTATAAAAAAGGTGGTGCTGTAAAAGATAAGAACTGGATACAGGATGCTGTTAATCCAAAACATAAAGGTTTTTGCACTCCCATGTCAAAACCAACTTGTACACCAAAACGTAAAGCATTAGCCAAAACTTTTAAAGCAATGGCTAAAGCAAGAAAAGGAAACTAAGATATGAATAACAGTGTTATAACCGTTAAGATGAAGCAAAGGCTTAATAAGCTTGACAGTCAAGACTATGACAACATAGAATGCTGGCAAATTGTTGAGTCCTTTAATAAAGCTCAGGTAGAGTGGGCTAGAAGACAGCTTCATGGGATTAATCCTGTGAGAGAGGGTGATGAACAGTCTACAAGAAGAAAGGATGATCTCCAAGTATTACTTGTTACTAATGGTTTAGGCTTGATCAATAAGGAGTATTATTTCCGGGGGAATATACCAGCAGACTATTTACAATGGAAGAGAGTTGATGTTTTTGCTAAAAAAGGTTGTTGTGATAAAAGACGTATGACTGTATACTTAGCAGAAGAGGGAAATCTTAATCAGCTTCTTAGAGATAAAGCAAAGCAGCCTAACTTTGAATGGGCAGAAACTTTTGCAACATTAAAAGGCAATGGAGTAAACATCTACACTAATGGAGATTTTGAAGTTGGAACAGCTGATCTTATTTACTATAGACAGCCAATTAAAATTCAAGTACAAGGTTGTGTAGATCCATATACTGGACTTGCTTCTACTGTAGAAGTAAACTGTGAATTTAAAGATGATATAATTGAAGTAATAATTGATGAGGCTGTGGCTATTCTGGCCGGAGATATTGAATCAGGAAACCAATTTTCTAGAGGAACAGAAACTGCTGAACGTAACAACTAAAAATAATGGAAAAACCTAGAATGTTAAAAAGAAATCCTGAGTCAGCAAATATTAGTAGACCTCAATCATTACCAATAGTGCCTAAGTCAGAACCAGCTAAACCTGAACCTACTCCAGATTCAGGAGTTGGTGGAAGTTCTTTAGATACAATGGTAGCAGCTTGTGCAATGGAATTAATGAATGCAAGAAATAGTTTTCATAAATTACACCTTAAAGTAACAGGAGAAGGATCATATGCTGCTCATAAAGCTCTTAATAAATTTTATGATGTATTACCTGATTTTGTAGATACTCTTATGGAAGGTTACCAAGGAGTATCTGAAAAAATACTTCAGTGTAAAGATGTAGCACCAAGAACACTTGACACAGTTGCAGATGGTGTTGCTTACCTAAGAGATATCTATGCTATGGTAACTAAACTACAAGGTAAAATGCCATACTCAGAAATAGTAAATAATTTAGATCTTATAAAAGATTCTATTAATTCTACAAAATACAAATTACTTTTCTTAAAATAATTTGGAAGTTTCAAAAAGTTTTATTATATTATAGTATTGTTTATAAATTAAAAAAAAGAAAAAATGGCTTATTTTAATCACGCGTTTAGAAAGACATTCCTTGCAACAGGAGAGTCTTTAACAACAACTGTAACTTTGCTTGATGGCACAGTTGCTCCAGCAGTTACAGTTGATGGATTTTTAACTACTACTGGTTTACCAACTTATGCATTAAATTCATTATCTGCTCAAGCAGAAAATATTTTTGGTGCTTTCTACAGTGGGTATATTGGATATTTTAATCCAAAAACTAACTTGTCAGTTATTCCTGACAATTGTTGTAATGTAATACTTGCAGGTTCTGCAATTTATACTAATGACAAAATTGGTCCTTTCCATGGTGGATACACTGAGACTAACAAGTCTAAGATGATCAATCCTAAGTATGTATCACGTTTCTACACAGTAGATCCATGTGAACCTCAAAATGAAGTACTTCATGTTGGTTCTACATTCTGGACTGCAGGTGGTGGTGTACTTGCTGCTGCTGTAGTTCCTGCTAATGATGGTTCTGGATATGTATTAGGTGAAGTTATTACAGCAACAACTACTACAGGAGCTGGTATTGGAATTGTAGTTCAAATAAGTGGCACTGGAGTGGGTGGCGCAGTTACATCTGTTACAATTATTAATCCTGGAAAAGGATATAGTGATGGTTCTGGTATTCCTCCTGCTGATGTAATTACTCTTACAGGTGGTGGTGATGGTCTTGCAGAAATTACTGTAACTGACGTTACTACAGCTAATGTAGATCCAATTACAGGTTCAGGTGGTGTTTCATGTTGTAAAGAATTCTTATGTGGTGAGACTTACTCATTACGTATTGATATCAAAGGTTCTCCTGCTTTACGTTACTTGAATCACAATGCATACTATATTGCTGATGCATATACAGGATGTTGTCCAGAAGGTTCAATTGCACCAACTCCGGTTGACTCAACTGAAGTATTTATCAAATGGGCTGATGCAATCTTACGTTACCCAGTAGTAAATCCTTTTGTACAAATTATTGTACAAGATCAGACTGGTGTTCTTTGGTATGCTCCAGGAACTTCTGCTGCTGACTTAGTTGCTTTAGGTGGTGATA